TAAGTCCGTGAATATAGAAAGGAGAATAGAGAGTATGAGCAACACAAAGTATGCCTTCAGTATTAAAACCTCAAGAGTACGAGAGACAGATTTTCCTTATCAAGGACAATCAATATCCAGTACGAGTGAATTAATGAACTTCACTTCAGCATTACAAGATGCTGATGTGGAGAAATTTATTGTTATATACCTCAATATAAAAAATGTGGTAAATGGAATTTATGTTACTACAGGAACTGTTGACCAGGCAATAATATTTCCACGTGAAGTACTACTTCATGCTTTGTTATCAAGGTCATCATCAATGATTCTTATTCACAATCATCCTTCAGGAGAAACAAAACCTTCTGATTCGGATTTGAACTTAACCAAGTGTCTCATTGAGGCTGCACGGATATTTAATATCATGGTTCATGACCATGTAATTATTGGAATGAATAAGTTTTTATCTTTCCGAGAAGAAGGATTACTTTAATTTAAATGAAAGGAGAATAGTGTATGAAAACACCAAACAAAGAATGGTTATCAAATGTAAAAGAATTAGCAAAATTGACTTTGGAAAAAGAAGAAACAGAAACAAAAATTAAAAAATTAAGGGAAGTTATTATTACAAAAATGAAAGGAGGTGATGATTTTTCATTTGTTGAACCTGAATCTAAAATCACTTTTATCATTAAATTACAATTACAAGATGTCGCTGTTTTAAAACCTAATGATAAAATCTTTAAACTTCTTGGAGTAGAAAATTTTATTTCTATAGCAAAAATAAACAAAACTGAATTGGATAAACAATTTGGTGCTGCAACTACAAGTAAATGTATTGCAAGTTACAATACAAAAGAAACCCTTGTATTAAGAAAAGAAAAATAGGAAGAATAATCTAATTAAAGGAGTTCAAACACCATTCAAGCACACTAAGGAAACTTGGTGTGCTTTTTTAAATAATAAAACTATAAAAAGTACTTGACAAAGTTAATTCAATCTGATATATATTACTAAAAGGTATTAATCAATAATAATTGACCGATAATTAACGGACAATTTATTTGATTTTAAACCGGTAATTATTAATTATTTCTTATATAAAGTTATATTTGCAATTTGGTTTTAAACCATTAAAGAAAGGAGCCATAAAATATAAATTTTATAAATTCTCCAGGAAATTTTTAAAAATTAAACCAATATCAATTTTAGAAAGGAGAGATTATATGTTAACTGATAAAACATTTCCACTTCGTATGTCACGAATGCAGTATGAACGTCTTGAAACACAAGCTTTGAGATTTGGCATGTCGATAACTGCATATATTAGAAAATCCATTACTACACAACTTGAAATCGATGAAAGGAAAGACAAATGACCGTTGAAATTTTCTTCTGTGAAAAAAAAGGACATCAAGTTGACCAAAATATATGTATGGCACGACAAAATAAAGGCATCTGTAAATGTAAAAAAGGAATAGCTATAATGGAATCAATAATGAAATCAATTAGTCGAACTCGTACACGAAAGGAGAAATAATATGATAGGACGAACACGATATACCATGTTAAAAAAACTCCGCAAAGAACAACTCGAACAAAAACAAAAAGTTATCAATACAATGTGTATAATTAAAGAAACCAATTGGGAACCTGTTGAATCATTTGAATTTCAAGACACATCACCTTCTCCTGAAGATATTCTTATTGCCAAAGACACTCTCAAAGTATTAAGCACAGAAGCAAAACAACTCATTGAGATTATAGTAAATGCACCATCGGAATGCTACACCACGATAGGAAATATAAAAAAAATATCATTAATTAAACGATGTAAAACTATACTTGGTTGGAGCAAATTAAAAACCGAATGTACTTTATTTGAAGTAAGATTCTTTTTACAAAATGCCTATAGGTGAAGTTATGCAAATAGAAATTCTTGACGTAATTGATTGCAGAATAAAAAAGGCTCTTGCCGACATAATAAGACCTGAGCTTTCATATACTGCTGTTTTTTATCAACAAGGTCCTTACAAAAAAATACGCAAAGAATATGAAAAATCAATTATGAAAAAAGGAAGTGATTATTACTATTTCCCGACAGGTTTACTTCCTCGTGTTCTTGCATATTGTAAAGAAAGGAATGTTGATATTACAATAACTGGTAAAGCAGAAACTCTCTCTGCAACAAATAAAACTTCTTTAAAAGGAATCGTACTTCGTGAAGAACAACAACGTCTTGTTGACGCTGCGATCAAAAAAGGAAGAGGTTCTCTTGTTGCAAGTACAGGTCAAGGTAAAACATATATGGGGCTTGCCGTTGTTTCTGCATTTAAAAATGCAAAAACTTTATGGTTATGTCACACTCTTGATCTTATGTATCAAGCTGCTGAACGTGCAAAAGAAGTACTTCCCCATTTAAAACAAGGATTTATTGGTGATTCAAAATGTTCAATAGGAGACATAACATTTGCCACAAGACAAAGTTTCAGTAAACAAGTAGGTGAATATGGATGTGTATTTGATATTATAATAGTAGACGAACTTCATCATGCCAGTTCTATTGAGTATGAAACTATACTTCAACATGTTCTTGCTCCTATCAGAATTGGATTAACTGCTACTCTTCCAAAAGAAAAATCATTATTATTATCAATTGAAGGATCAATTGGTCCTATTATTGAAGAAATAACAATTGAAGAAGGACAAGAACGAGGAACCATGGCAGAAATTAAAATTAAATTTCTTAAAGTACCGATTGATCATAATCTTAAACAACTCAGAAAGTACGCCGACGTTTATAAAGCAGGGGTTGTTGAAAACAAATTACAACACAAAATAATTGTAAATACAGCAATAAAACATATCAATAAAAATGAATCTGTATTAATTCTTGTTACACAAATTGAACATGGATATAATTTACAACGAGAATTTGAAAGACAAGGAATTGAAGTCACATACGCACAAGGAGCAACCGAATCAGAGGATAGGTTGAGTATTAAAAATGCTCTCAATAAAAAACATTGTTTGTGTGTAATTGCGACCACAATATTTAAAGAAGGTATTGACATTCCAGAATTAGACGTAATAATAAACGCAGCAGGAGGGAAAAGTGAGATTGCCACAATTCAAGCTGTAGGACGAGGATTGCGTCTTACGAAAACAAAAAAGACATTGACTTATTACGACATTCTAAACACATCGCACAATTATTTAATAGATCATATAGCAAATAGACTTGAAACATACACATCAATGAATTGGTTATAATGCTTGACTATTAATTTATTATTGGGATAAACAAAAACCAATAAGTATGATTAAGAAATAAAAAAATTATAGATTGTATAATTATACAACGGATAATGCGTTAGTAAAACAACTACGAATCTGAAAAACATATAACCAACATAAATTTTTATAAAAAATGTTAAACACTATGAAAGGAGATTAATTATGAAAATTGATAAAAATGTACCATTTCCTAAAGAAGATGGAAGAGGATCAAAAAAATCAAAATACCAAGTTGAATTACTAAAGGAGATAGGAGATTCAACACTGTTCGAATGCAATGAAGAAGAAGCAAGGGGCATTCGTTCCGCAATCATATCTCGTATTTCATGGTTGAAAAACCAAAAAGGATTTAAATTCAAATTCACTTCTCGAATAGTAAAAGGAGGTGTAAGAGTTTGGCGTATAAGTTAATATGATAGAATTCGATGTTACCGCTTTTCTTGAAGATAGAAATATTCCTTACAAAACACGAGGAAAAAACATTGCTGCAGGATGGATCGGAATTAAATGTTTATGGTGTTCTGATCATAGTTTCCATTTAGGAATTAATTTAACAAATAACGGATTTAATTGTTGGAAGTGTGGAGAAAAAGGAGATGCAGTTAAGTTAGTTTCTGAAATTGAAAAATGTAATAGATCAATGGCTTATAAAATTACACGTCAATTTCTAAACTTAACTGCCGCTCTTGAACAACAAAAACGAGTTAAAGTTTATTCAGAACATATTGATTTATCCGAACTTTCTCAGGAGATTCCATTGTCACATCGAGAATATTTAAACTCAAGAAACTTTGATCCTGATTATCTCATAAAAAAATATCATTTACTTGCAGGAGATACTACAGGTTCCTTTCGTTATCGAATAGTAGCTCCAATCTATTTACGAAGAGAACTTGTGTCATTAGTTGGACGAGACATCACAAATATGTCGTCACAACGCTATAAAGCTCTTGCAATAGAAAAATCACGTCTATCATTGAAATCTACGCTCTACAACATCGACAATGCACAAAAACGCTCTGTTATTGTTGTTGAAGGCATCACTGATGTTTGGAGAATAGGAGATGATTGTGTTGCTACATTCGGAACTAAGTTTCTTGCTGACCAAGTTTTATTATTAAAAGATTATCAAAATGTTTTCATTCTTTTTGATCCAGAAGAAGATGCACAAAAGCAAGCTTCTCATTTAGCTATGAATTTAAGTGGATTAATTGATCACGTTGAAATCATTTCAATCGATAAAAATGATCCTGCAGAAATGTCATTGCAAGATGTACAATACTTACGAAAGGAGTTACGATTATGATTAAAATACAAAGTATTATTCCTATTGTCATCAACAGAACACACGCAAAAATATTTCTTGACAATGTATTTAGTAGTTGTAAATTACAATAGAATAATGTTTCGGGCCATTGTTCATGGAGCAAATGAGGGGAAACAGTCAATGGGGTCTTGCAAAGTAGTGAATTAGTTTTGACGTAACATAGAACACCCTAAGACCTTTTTAGGAAGCCGGACAAGAATACCCTTTATATTTCTCTCCCTCTCTCTTGCCCGAAACAAGACGTCAATAAGTAATTCACTTGTTCTTGTCCGGCTTCCTAAAAAGGTTTTTTATTTTGTCTTGGAAAGGAGAAATAAATGGAAACAGAAGTTACAATAAAAGATTGGCAACTTGATCTATGTGAAGGACATCATTGTGCCACAGCACTTTTAAACTTTCTCATGAACAAATGCAAAAAAGAAAACCCTAAAGCATTTACTGAAGAAGAACTCACAACAGAGATTTTACATCTATTTGGAATGACCAAACTTAGAGAAGCAATAATATTCTTAATACTCGTAATATTATCAACATTCAAAGAAATCCAATTAAAAAATATGCTTTTGATAAAACAAGATACTTCAATGTAAATTATAATCTCATTAATTCATTCTTAAAAGAGAGGAAATTAAAATGATTGAAGATAAAAACCCTGAACATTCAGTTAAAGGACTATGGACTCCAAATGAAGTATTCTTCAATCCAAAACTTTCATATTTTGAAAAATTTCTTTTCAGCATAATTCAACTTCTTGATGGTCCACAACACTGTTTCTGTACAAATTTCTATCTCGCAGAACTTCTTGATGTAACCGAGAAAACAATCTCTACAAGTATATCAAATTTAATCGAGCTAAACTATGTGAAACAACTATCATTTGATGGCAGAAGACGCATCATTAAAATCAACCTTGACTATACAAAAGTGTATGGGGAGTATAGAAATTTTTTTCGGTGCAAACATGAAAAAATTGTTAAACAGAAGAATAAGAGTGATGAACATAAGAAAAATATTTTTTCTAAAGAAAAAATAATACGAAATTTTTCCAAAGAAGCATCTTATGCTACGCAAGATTCTTCCTCTGAAGAATCTTCTTCTAAGGATTCTTTTGAAAACAATTCAATGGAACAATCGTTCATGCAGGCTTCGCCTGCAAAGGCCTCTTCGAGGCTAAGTAGTTCTTCCAATGAAACGGAGCAATATAATAACTCTGTTGGACACGATAGTGACGCGGAGCATGTCAAAGAATTAAATCCAAATGAAGTGAACATTCGTTCACGCTCAAGATCAAACACAACGTCTTACAATTCCTTTGCTTCACATGAAAGCTCTGCTCGCATGAGTGTAGAGAATAACTTTGCTCTCGATGAATATAACACGTCTCATTCACATTCTCCTGTTTCATGCGAAGCAGACAGCTCCGCGTCTGTTTCAACAGAGAAAGGTCACAGTGGCCTGCTGTCAAAGGTGACGGGTTCCGCCACCACAGGTTCCGCGGAGCTTGGAAAATGTGACGAGTCTTTTAAGGAACGATATAGGAAAGCTGAAAAATCGTTGTTGAAACCAAAACAAAAGAAATTACTTGCAGTAAAAAAAATATATCAACGTATTCCTGACAATGTTAAAAACATAGCACAAGCAGTGTTTGAATATTGGAACAGTAAAGAAGGATTACCGAAGCATAAGGAAGATACATTAAATTATTTTAATACAATTCATCTTTTATCATTGTTAATTCAAGGCACATTCACAGGATTTAGTAATGGAACAAGTCAATATGCAAAACATCAATTTAAGCGAGGTGATTTTATTGATGCAATTAATCAATTTCATCTTGCAGCAACAAATCCTGAATATGAATATTCAGCACGTGATAATAATAAAAGTTATATGAAAAAGATGTCTCTTTTGAATTTTCTTTGGAATGATAACACAAATGTTGATAAATTTAAGTCATGGTTTCTCACGTTTTATGAACGTGATGCTATTTTGTTATCGGAAAAAGGTATTGAAGATAAAGATCCAAATCTAACAAATTTAATTATGATTGAATTTTATCGCATATTGGGGCAGTCAAATTTTGATACATCAGACAGATCAAGAGCACCTTTTGTCAAAGCTGCAAACAAACTTAACGAATTTATTGTAACAAACTATGATCATATTCAATATAATGGAACAGCTCAACAATGGGCAGAATGGCTTGTTGCTGCTGTAAATGGACGAACCCATCATCCTGCCACATATCTTTACTCCAAATTAACATTTACAAATATGCTTCCTTTGTATCTTCAGAATCAAGGTATTATGGATAATGTGTCTGTAGCTACCTACACCCCGGAATATAGAACAGTACCTTACACTTATGAAGAGAAACAATTTGATCCAACAAATTATGATTCAGGTGATAATGATTTTCATGATTTTATTTACGACGAATAAAACATAGGTACAGATCATGTCTGCATTTCTCAAAACCAAGCAAAAGTTGTCAGTTTGAAATTATCAATAGCTTAAAAATGATGAAATGAAAGGGATGGAATTTATGTTTTCAAGAAAAAAAGTTGACAATACAATCGAACAAACCATTGCAATGGGATTTGTAGTATCGGATGTTACAATTAAAGCTGTTAAAGATTTCTTTGATCCTGCATATATTATCAACGATAGTTTACGAATTATTTGTCAATGGTGTATAACTTATTTTGATCAATACAATAAAGCTCCTCAATCACATATACAGGATTTGTACGATCACGGAAAAATTTTGCTTGAAAAATCCGATGCTAATCTTGTGGCAGAGTTTCTTATTAAACTTAGTAAGCGTTACATTGATTTTACAGAACCGATTAATGATTTATATTTTATTAATCAAGCAAAAGAATATTTTACGCAAAGAAATTTAAAAATGAGGTCAGATAGGATTCAAGCATATCTTGATTTAGGAAAATTGGAAGATGCTGAAAATGAAATGGTTGAGTATAAGAAATTTAAAATGGATCAGAGTATTGCATTCAATCCATTATCAGATGAGTATGTTGATAAAGTTCTTGCCGCAAAAGAAGAACCTTTATTGAAATTCCCAGGAGCTATGGGAAATATCTTTGGACCATTACGAAGAGGATATTTACTTGGAATACTTGGTGTCTTCAAGAAAGGGAAAACAAAAAGTATGATGTACATGGCCCATTATGCTGCATCATGTCGATTAAAAGTTGTGTTTGTTTCTCTTGAAATGTCAGGTGTTCAAATTGCCGAATCTTTTTTACAAGGAGTTGGAACTTTTGGTTCCAAACCAGAAGATCGTATATCTCCTGTATTTGATTGCAAATTAAATCAGAATGATTCTTGTGGACTTCCTTTTAGAATAAATAATTGTGCTTTATTGGTAGATGGAAAAATTCCTTTCTATTCAAAAGATATTAAATATATTCCGTGTGATGTTTGTCGAAAGAATCCTGAACTTAAAAAAAATTACAAACTTGCAACTTGGTTTGAAGAGTTATCTTTAGATACACTCAATAAGAAAACCGGTAGAAAAGTTGTACGATCATTTACTACAATGTACGGTGATAATTTACGAGTGTTGTCCTATCCAAGATTTTCAGCAACATTAGGAGACATTGAACATGATCTTAATCTTCTTGAAGAAAAGGAAATGTTTATTCCTGATGTTTTAATCATTGATTATTCTTCAATTCTTAAACCAGAGAACTTAAAAGAAGAAAAACGTTTTCAACTTGATCATGTGTGGAAACGACTTGCTCAAGTTGCAACCGAAAGAAATTGTTTATTGATTTCTGCATCACAAGGAACAAGAAGTGCCATTAAAAAAACAAATACAGAAGAGGATGATGTGGCTGAATGGATAGGACTTCTTGCACATGTAGATATATTTTCAGCATTAAGTCAAACTCCGGAAGAAAAAGTACGAAAAGTAATTAGAATGTCAATACTTGGGCATCGACATGAAGATTTTGATACAAAAAAACATGCTTTGATTTTAACAAATTATGGAGCAGGACAATTTCATATTGATAGTGAAATTTGTTATCAAAAAGACCTGCATTAAATAATTAACGATATGTTATAGTAAATATGAAAGGAGATTATTACATGAATGATTGGCGAAAAGAATTTTTAAAAATTGCAAATACAATTAAAAGACCAGGCAATGATAAATTATTGAAGTGGCTTGATTCAACAGATTTTTATGAAGCACCTGCTTCAACAAAATATCATGGGAATGAAAAATATGGACTTGTTTTGCATTGTCTTGATGTTTATGACACGATGATGCAGTTATATAAATTATTTGAACTTAATATAAAAGAGGAAGATACAATTAAAATTTGTGCATTGTATCATGATTTTTGTAAAGTGAATTTTTATATGATTGAGCAACGTAATAAAAAAATAGATGGACAATGGCAATCAGTTCCTGTATGGACTGTGAAGGATCAATTCCCGATGGGTCATGGAGAAAAATCTGTGTACTTGATTAATAAATACATAGAACTTACCGATGTTGAAGCACTTGCAATAAGATGGCATCTTGGTGCGTATGATCCAGGTACTGTATTTCAATATCCAAGTGGATTTGCACTTGGTCAAGCAATGAGAGAAAATAAACTTGTTGCTTTACTTGTTGCTGCTGATTTTACTGCTTCATATTTAATTGAGGAGGTTACCAAATGATTTCAGTGTGTAAACGGTTTCGTTTTGATGCAGCTCATAAATTACCAAATCATTTAGGTTTATGTAAAAATTTACACGGTCATTGTTTTTCTTTAGAAGTTGAAATCACAGGAATTATTCATAATAAAATCGGTCCTGAACAAGGGATGATTATTGATTTTTCAATGTTAAAAACTATTGTAAATGATTTGATTATTAATCAGTGTGATCATTCTTATTTGAATGATCAATTTGAAAATCCAACTGTTGAATTGATGGTTGGAGAATTTGCATTACGTTTAAAATCAATCATTAATAATAATGGTATGTATCGTCTCACTCGTGTACGATTATATGAAACCGAAGATAGTTATGCTGAATGGAGAGATTTATGATTGTTTGTGATAATGGAATTTTTATGAGTGTTAATGGTGAAATATGTTTATCTCACCAAGGAAGTGTAACAACTTTTCTTAGACTTTTTGGATGTAATAATCGATGTAATAATTGTGATACCCCTCAAAGTTATGAAAAAAATTATCTTCGACATGAAATGTCAGTATTACAGGTGTTTGATAAACTTATTAAAAATAATACTAAAAATATTACAATTACAGGAGGAGAACCTTTACTTCAGATAGATGAAGTAATGGAACTATCACAAAAACTTTTATTAAATGGAAAAAATATATCAGATGAAACAAATGGATCAATTTATATTCCATATTTTTCATTTCATAATATTGATTATCGAAATACATTTTCTTGGGTTGCTGATTATAAATTACCATCTACTCGTATGAATAATAAAATGGATATTAATAATTTTAAAAATTTAACCACTACTGATTTTATTAAATTTGTTGTTGCCGATCGTGAAGATTTTAATATGGCAGTTCATGTTATTAATGATCTTCTAAATAGGTTTACTTATCGGAAGTGTCCAATTTTTGCGTTTTCACCAAGTTTTGATATAATGGATCCTTTGATACTTACTCAATGGATGATGAATGAACCCGAATTAAAAAAAATAGGAGCTGTATTTAGTTGGCAGATACATAAACTAATAGGAGTTGTTTAAAGAGACAACAACATATTCATTCAAGAAAAGTCACAATACAATGAGAGATTTACGATATATTTGTTACTTTGATGTTAATAAGGCATATGCTACATTACGTAAATATGGCTATGCTCCACAATTTGATCATTATGCTTTTATAGGATTAACATTAGAAAAAAAATGTCATGTTATTGCTGTTATTCTTGAATCACTTACTGACGAACAACTGAAAAGCGTTCCACATTGGATTGAGCAATTATATAATTATATTTTCTTAGATGAAGCAGAGGGCCCAAGAAGGGGATATGAAGCATCATTTAAAACATTGACGCAATTAAGTATGTTTGGCCATAAAGAAGGAACTCAAGCCTATATTATTGATGAAATGATTAAAAAAGGAGGATTTTCTCGATTTGAAATTGCATGTGCAATTAATTCCTCTGAACAACGTGTTGATAATCATATAAAAGATGTTAGGAAAAAATTTCCTGAATATGAAATTATGTCTGTAAAAAAGAAAACCAAAGGAATTTGTTATTATGTTAAAGAAAGGAAATTAAATGAACAACTCAAAAAAGGAAATGACGGAAAGTATTCTAAAGGATTTATTCGAAAAAGCGTTTCAATTTGATCTTGAAAATCCTGATATAAAAGATACACCAAAACGTATGGCAAAAATGTTTTGTAATGAAATGTTTGCATCAATAGATAGTGAACCCCCTGAGTTAACATCATTTAAAAATCCAGGTTGTAATGAAATGATTCTTCTCGATAATATACCTTTTTGTTCTACTTGTGAACATCATTTGGTTTTCTTTAGTGGTCGAGCACATTTTTTATACATACCTAATGAGCTTATTGTTGGAGCTTCTAAAATTGCACGTCTTATTGATTATTTTTGTAAAAGACCTCAAATCCAAGAGCGTTTAACAAAAAATGTATTAGACTATTTTTGTGAAAAGATTAAGCCAAAAGGAGCAATGCTTGTAATGAGAGGTGTTCATCAATGTATGAGTTTACGTGGAGTGAAAACAGGTCCTGATGCTGGAATGGTGACATCTGCTTTGTATGGTGCTTTTTCTGAAAATAAAGCAACTCGTGATGAAGCAATGGGTTTAATTAATTTTGCAATGTTGGATAAAGGAAAAATATGAGAATCATTGATGTGCCAATAGAAAGCTTTCCTGATCGATATAGTAATGATTGGAGACATTGGTTTGAAGATTCTTATAAAGAAAATAATATTTCCTTTCTTCGTATTGATCCCGTTTCTCTTGTTTCAACAATTACAGAAGGTAGTTTTCTTGATGTGTGTGGTACAAATTATTATAAAGCACAACAACTTTCTGTTATATGTAACATGTTTTATTTAAAACAAATAAATGATGATGATGTTTTTTTCTTTCATGATCTTTGGTTTCCTGGTTTAGAGATGCTTGCATATATTCGTAATGCAAGAAATATGCATTTTAAGATTATGGGTTGTTTACATGCAGGTACTTATGATCCTTGGGATTTTCTTACACAGAAAGGAATGGATAGGTGGGGAGCTGATCTTGAGAATAGTTGGTTTAAATTCATTGATAAAATATTTGTTGCTACAAATTTTCACAGGAATCTCATTGTAGAAAATAGAAAAATTGATAGTAATAAAATTATTGTCACTGGTTTTCCAATTAAAGTGATTAATATAAAACCTGTTAAAAAAGAAAAAATTATAATCTTCCCCCATCGTCTTGATAAAGAAAAACATCCTGCAATATTTTTTAATCTTTCAAAAGAATTTTCTCAAAAATATCCAGATTGGAAATTTATTAAAACCAAAGATGTTTGTAAAACAAAAGCTGAATACTATGATTTGTTAAATCAATCAACAATTGCTGTTTCATTTGCTGATCAAGAAACTTGGGGGATAGCAATGCAAGAAGCAATGTTCCTTGGTTGTATGCCTCTTGTTCCAGACAGATTATCTTATCATGAATTATACCATGATTGTTTCCGATATCAATCATATAGTGATGCATATATAAAATTAGAACAATTGATGAATGCCACATCTAATTTTATTTTATCTTTCAATATTAATCGTCAATGTTTACTGAATAAAGGCGAAGCTGCTATTATAAATATGTTGGAGGAGATAATATGAATCTACCTTCATCTTTTATACTGGAATTTCCTGAGATTTATCAAATTGAAGTATCAAGTAAATGTAACTTCAAATGTATTATGTGTCCGCGCTCTATTTATAAAAGAAAAGATATGAAACCCTTTCTTGATATAAAATTAATACATAAACTTCTTGATGAAGGAGCTTTTCGGGGTTCATATTTTGTTGAATTACAAATGTCTGGTGAACCTTTACTTCATCCGAATCTTTTAGAAATTATTAAATTATTGAAATCGTATGCTGGAATTAAAATAGGATTAAGTACAAATGGTAGTTTAATTACAAATAATTTAAAAACTTTATCTAATCTTGATTATATTACCATTAGTGTTGATTCAATGTCCAATTATTCAAATATTCGTGTTAATGGTGACTTTAATAAATTAATGAATAATATTGATCTTCTTAAAAATAATACCGATGCAAGTATTGATTTGCAAGTGATTGAACTTGAAAATTCTGATTGGAAAGAAACAAAAAAATTTCTTTATAATAAATTTCCAACAATGAATGTTCGATCAATTCCAAATTGCTTTCTCACTATAACTCATGAAGGATCTTCAGTGTCAAAAAATATTTGTTTGAATCCTTGGCTTAGTTGTTCAATACAAAGTAATGGAAATGTAGTTCCTTGTTGTTTTAGTTTTTGGGATGATATTATTTATGGTAATCTTTATAATCAATCACTTAAAGAAATTTGGAACGGAGATGCTGTCAAAAAATTACGTTATCAACATGAAACCAAATGTTATGAAAATATTTGTAGTCGATGTTACATGAGGAGTCCTGTTCTTTTACATTGGGAATTATTCACAAAAAGTTTTAGGAGTTATTAATGAATTTAATGATTGATTCAGGGGCTCATTCTTTGTTTAATCAACATTCTCGTGAAAGAAAATCAAAGAATGGAATGAGAGATTTTAGTTTTTATGAAACAGATGATTTTTGGAATTATGTTGATTCCTATTGTTTATTTATACTTAAAAATATTAATAATTTTAATACATATGTTAATGTTGATGTTATTTTTAATGCTGAACTTTCTTGGAAAGTACAACAATATATTGAATCAACATATCATTTAAAACCACTTCCTGTATTTCATTCTGGTGAAGATTATAAATGGCTTAAAAAATATATTGATCAATATGAATATATAGGTATTGGAGGACTTGGTCAACAAATGAGTTCTTCGATGTGGTGTCATAGTGTAGGCGATCCTGCATTTTCAATAATCTGTGATGAGAAAGGTTATCCACGAGTAAAAACTCATGGCTTTGCAATGACATCTCCTTCTTTAATTGTTCAGTATCCTTGGGCAAGTGTTGATAGTACGTCTTGGATGCAATTTGGTAAGTATGGACTCATTGTTGTACCTGTAAAAAATTCAAACGGAAAATATCGTTATGATGTTTCTCCAAATATTTATTCAGTATCAACACGATTGAAAGCAAAAGAAAATGCTGAAAATTTTGTTAATCTGTCCAAAGAACAAAAACGATATGTAGAAACATATCTTGAAAGTATTGGATTGAAAATAGGAAGTTCTGATCTTGAAACTGAAGAAGGTATTGTTACTCACGATAAAATAGGTTATCCTCAATTTCCGATTACTAATTTCAGACATACAGGTAATGAAATAATTAAAGAACTTGGTGTTTGTAATAATATTGATATGCGCGATCAAGCAAATTTACAGTATTACCTTGATCTTGAATCCAACTTACCTAAATGGCCAAGACGATGGACAAAAAAAGAACGTTCTACTAAATTTCAAATAGGAGGATTAATATGAGAATGAAAACATTTATTAAAATTTCATGGCAATTTGAAGGACAACATCGATGGGCTGATGCACCTGAAGATGTAGGTTTTCTTCGAAAACCACATCGTCACATGTTTCATGTCACAGCAAAGATACCTGTTAATCATAACGACAGACAGCTTGAATTTTTTCTTGTAAAACATTCTTTACAAGCTGCAACTACAAAGATGTACGATTTTGATCTTGGAAATAAATCATGTGAAATGATGTGTGAAGATTTTATTGCTTATATTGAAAAACAATATGGGATTAAACGAGACGTTTCTGTTGAAGTAAGTGAAGACGGTGAAAATAGTGCAATTGTGGAGATTTAATTATGACAATATTATTTTTAGCAGGCAGTTTTCCTCATCTTACAAGTGTTAAAAAAGAACGAGAATTAATGCAGTCAATAGAAAAAAGAGGTAAGACTTATAATCGTCTTGTTAGCTTCTATTATCCAAAGACCATTGAAACAGTTCTTACGTTAAAGAAGGAGAGAATAGATGATCAAGGAAGAGGCAAAGGTGAAAGGAAAAAATCCTCAAAGCGACAAAGAGGAAGCAATCCGAATTGTAAAGTTGAGAATGAATGAATTTAAAAAGATGCATTCAAAATGGGTGCTTAGTGTACGAATGCTTGGAGATCCTACTTTGTCTTTAAAAGGAGAAACAAAAGAGAATCTTCAAAGAAGAGAAGAGATGGGAGAAGAAATTGATCTTGGATACGGAGTGGAATTAAAATATCTAAATAATAAAAATCAAGAAGTTACAAAAAGAGCAATTTTTAAACACTTTAGAAATGAGAAACCAAAAAATATTTATATACCTGCATTCATTAATGAAACAATTGATATAATGTTAGAGAGATTAAAAAATACAATTATTTTTATTTCGGTTGGTAAAGACATTTTAAATCCTATTGCTGAACTTGTTATTGTAATGTCTGAAATTGAAGAAGAAAAAGGAAATCGAAAATCTTTGACGAAAAGATTCCAATTCACTGCTTGTAATGAGAATGGTAGATTAAGAAGATTTCTTTTCTTTCTCCCTCCTGATTCATTTGCAGATATAAGTCAAGCAACTTTTTTTGGTTCGAATAGAATTACAGCAGAACATGAATTAATAAGAAATTTTTCATAAGGAGGAATGATGAAAGTAAATAAAAGCGAAGTATTTTCAGTGTTACGAGCAGCAAAACCAGGTCTTGCAAGAAAAGAATTTCTTGCTGAAGCTGTGCGATTTATTTTCACAGGAACTGATGTTGCAACGTTCAATGATGAGATTTGTGTTATTGTACCTTTTGAAACCGATTTTCAATGCTCAGTAGACGGAGAAGAGTTATATAAAATTCTTGAAGGGATTAATGAAGAAGAAATCGAATTGTCTTTAAAGAAAGATAAGCTTCTTATCAATAGTAAACATACAAAGGCAGGGTTATCAACGATCATTGTTGAGAGTGAAAGGGTTATCGATCGTATCGAAATCATTCAAAAACGAGTGAATAAGAAAGGATTCTGGAAGAGATTACCTGTTGATTTCATCGAAGGCGTTTCTCTTTGTATGTTCAGCACCAGTAAGAACGCTGCAAAGAAAGCATATACTTGTGTTGCTATAAAAGGAGATACTGTTTATTCAACTGATGAATCACGAATCAGCCGCTTTACAATGAGTTCCGCAATAGATGAGGAGTTATTAATTCCAAACGCCAGCGCATTTGATCTTGTAAATTACAAAATAAATCGATATGGAACAGGAGAGGGATGGATTCATTTTCGTACGGAAGATGATGCTGTGTTTAGTTGTACAACACTGAATGGTGATTTCCCATATATTATCAATCGATTCTTCTATGATCGTGAAGATGCATTTGATGTACCTGTTCAGCTTCAAGAGATTATGAAGAATGCAATTGTTATGACTTCTTCTGAAAGTGCTATATCTCAATCTGTACAAATTACAATTAAAAAAGGAATTATTAGTTGCCGCAGTGAGAAAGAAAAAGGATGGCTTGTCAAAAGTATTGATTTTGAAGATTATGATGATAAGGAGATTGAGTTCAGAGTCAATCCTATTTTCTTTTCACAAATATTAAATCAAGCCACAAAAATGTTTCTCGTGATTGGGGAAGAATTTCCTGACAAAGCAATGTTTTCGCGTAATAAATTTCAGCATGGAATCGCTCTTGTTGATTTGAGAGAGGACAAATGAAACCTATAATAATTGAACTTCATATTAATAATCATGTTGAAAAGTATAAAAATGTAAATGAAGTAATTATTCAGGTTATGGTAAGTATTTTACTTCATTATAAATATACCTCTCTTGAAACTTTACGAAATAATATGCTGGAAGCGATTGATCTTATCAAAGAATTTATTGAAAATATAAACGAAGAATATGCATATGAAAAATCAGATAAAAAATCATTAACCCAAATGAATTTAAGTTTTGAAAAAATGAAAAAATTTCTTTCCTATTCAAAAAGAAAAGACGATATAGCTAAACAATGGGTTGATAAAATGTTATCCATTGAAGGAAAAGGATTATTAACAGGATTTGGGTTTGGATCAAAAAAATTTAAAGATAAATATTTAGGTAATGCTGAACGTCAGAGTGTTATAGGATAATTATGAATACAAAAATATTTGATGAAGCACGAAAAAAAGGAACAATGCGTTCTTTTTTTAATCCTGATGAATTTGTACTTACAAAAATTCAAAGTGAAGATAAAAATTGTAATCAATGTGGATTATTCAAATTTGCCAAATCTCCTAAAATGGAAATTACAGGAAAAGGAAAAAAGAATATTCTTATCATTGCGGAAGCTCCTGGAAAAACAGAAGATGAAAAAAATAAACAACTTACAGGGTCTGCTGGTGAATTTTTTCGTAGCAAACTTAACCCCCTCGGGATTGATCTTGATGAAGATTGTTGGAAAACAAATGCTGTACGATGTCGTCCATTTACTGAAACAGCACAATCCGAAAAGAACAGAGCACCAACAAAGAAAGAATTGCAGTTATGCAGAAATCACTATCTCAAATTTATAGAGAAAGAAAAACCAAAGTTTATTTGGCTGATGGGGAAGTCTGCAATAGAGTCATTTTATTCTGGACGATTTTCTGATGACAGTGGAACTGATCTGACTCCTACTCGTTGGCGAGGGCTTTGTATTCCTGATCCTACTGTCAATGCTTGGGTCATTCCTATGTTTCATCCAAGCTATGCGATGAGAAATGAGTACGACGATCTGACAATTTCTCAATACGAGCGTGACATACGCTTTGCTATACAATGTCTCAAAAAACCGTTACCAACGTTCTTTAATCCATATGATAAAGTCGAATGCTTGACATCGTTCAATCATGCCCGTTCTGTTCTGCAAGATATTATTCATAATCCTCCCGAAATATTTTCTTTTGATTATGAGACGACAGGACTTAAACCGTTCAATAAAGGTCATAAGATTGTGTCGGTGAGTTATTGCGATTCCAAAGATGTTGCATATTCATTTCCTCTTCAACATATATCATTTAATAAAGATCAATGGCAAATACTTTGTAATTTGTGGAATCAGATTCTTGTAAATGATGCAAAGAAAGTGGCACAAAACCTAAAGTTCGAAGACGTGTGGAGTCAGCAGATTCTTAACACGAAGCCTTACAACTGGCATTGGTGTACAATGAATGCCTCTCATATTCTTGACAATCGTGCATCGTTCTCAGGATTAAAGTTTCAATCATTTATTCGTTGGGGTATTGAGGATTACGACAAAGAAATGAGGTCGTTCATTCGCTCAAAGAATGGTTCTGAATTTAACATGATAGAAGAGGCTCCTCTTGATAAATTATTGCTGTACAATGGCATCGATGCTTTGCTGACATTAAAACTCTATCATGAACAACGAAAAGAAATGTCAGAGAATCAACTTAAAGTAATGACTTTGTTCAATCAAGGACTTGATGCTCTTGCTGATATACAAATGAATGGAATATGTGCAAGCAAAGAATTTTACCAACAGACAAATAATGAACTTGAACAGAAGATCATTAATCTGTTTAAAGAACTTCATTCATCGGACGAAGCAAAACTATTCAAAAAAGAAATGGGCAGAGATATAAATTTTACATCTGACCATGACATGAGAATTCTTTATTTGATATACTGAAATTGAAGTCAGAGAAAACAACTGATTCAGGTATCAAATCTGTTGATGCCGAAGTGCTCAACACAATAAATATTCCTCTGACAAAAAAACTTGTTGCAGCAAACAAACTTGATAAAGTGAAAGGGACGTACATTGGTCAGTTTTTACGAGAAATCGATCAAACAGGAAAAATGAGACCATTCTTTGATCTTCATAAAGCAGATACGGGACGTTCTTCCAGTTCCTCTCCTAATTGGCAGAATGTACCTGTGAGAGATGAAGATGCAAAAAAATACACACGATCTGGTATCTTTCCAAGTAAAGGAAACATCATCTTAGGCTTTGATTACAAAGCCCTCGAAGTGTCAATATGTGCTTGTATAAGTCAGGATCCAGAGCTGATAAAATATTGTGCAGATCCTACAAAAGATATGCATAGAGATCAAGCGACGGAACTCTTTGTTTTGAAGAAAGACAATGTATCGGATTCTCTTAGATTTTATGCAAAAAATGGTTTTGTATTCCCTGAGATTTACAACAGCTATTATAAAAGCTGTGCAAGAAATCTTTGGGAAATTATGCACAAAGAAAATCTTAAAACAAAAGACGGTATCGATACAATCGATCATTTAATTGATGTTGGAGTCTGCGGAGATAGAATTGATTATCAAGGCTTTGAAGATCATGTAAAGAAAGTTGAGACTAAGTTTTGGAGACGATTTAATAAAGTAAAACAATGGCAAGATAGGATGATAGCTTTCTATATGAAGTATGGATATATTGAGCTTGTTACTGGCTTTCGATGCCAAGGATATATGTCTCGCAACAAGATTGCAAACAGTCCGATTCAAGGACCTGCGTTTCATTGTTTACTGTATTCATTAATTCATTGCCATAATAAATTGCTTGATCTTGGTGCTAAATCCAAGATCATCGGGCAGATTCATGACAACTTGGTTTTCGATTGTGATCCTTCTGAAAAAGAAGATTTAAAAGAAATGGCTACTAAAATTGCCACTGTACAAATTAGAGAAGATTGGGATTGGATTATTGTACCTCTTATGGTTTCATGGGAAGGAACTTTACAGGATTCTTCATGGTTCACTCAAATAAAAGGAGTTTAAAATGGCATTACATACAGACTATCGTCCTACAAATCTTGATGAAGTAGTTGGTAATGATGCAATCAAAACAAGTTTGAAAACAATGTTTGCTCGTGCAGATCATCCTCATTCATTTCTACTTGTTGGCAAGAAAGGTAGTGGTAAATCTACTCTTGGAAAAATAATTGCATCAATGACGGGTGCTAATGAAATGGACATTCATGAGTACAATGCAGCAAATACACGAGGCATTGATACTATGCGAGAAATTGTTAATAACATGAATTATAGTGGTATGATTAGTAAAACAAAAGTTTATATTCTCGAAGAATTTCATTCGGTAACAGCTATTGCACAAGAAGCTTTATTGTTGCCTATAGAAAGTCCTCCTTCTCATGTATATTTTATTTTATGTACAACAAATCCAGAGAAAATAAAATCAACAATAACAAGTCGGTGTTCAACTTTTAAAGTACAGCCTTTAACAAATCCTCAAATGAAAGTATTATTGAAATCGGTACTTGAAAAAATATTTGAAAATGTAAATGATTTTTCAAACAAAATAATAGATGAAATTATTCGCACAGCAGATGGCATACCTCGAAACGCATTGGTAATGCTTGATCAAGTAATTGATGTTGTAGATGAAAAACAAGCAATCGAAATTATTCAAAACGCTACAGTTGGTGAAGATGCTGTTATTGATTTATGCAGAATGCTAATTGATTCTGCAACAAATTGGAAATCATTATCTGCAAAATTAAGAACTTTAGGTGAAACAGAAGAACCGGAACAAATTAGACGTGCAGTTCTTGGTTATTTAAATAAAATTTTATTAACAAAAGGTGATGTAAATACATATTCTCTTATGTCATATTTTTGTGAATCTACTATTGAATCAGGATTTCCTGGATTAACATTAATGTTTTATGAAGCATTAAAATTAAACCGAAAAGATTTATAAAATAATTTATTATACTATTTATGATAAGGAGAAATATGAATTTTAAGGATGCCATTAAATTAAATATTTTTCATCTTGATAAAAATGCAATAGATCAAGTCGATTTATATGAAGAATGGAGTGACAAGTGGTCTGTTGCTTTAAAAGAACGTGATTTTGCCAAGGAAGATTTAACCCAATTGAAAGCTGAAGTTGATGAAGCAATCCGATTGAATCCTGTGAAGTATGGATGGGATGAAGAAAAGAAATCTCCTACAGAAATATGGATTGCAAATCGTGTTGCTCTGGATAAACGAGTCAAAGAGGCTCAGAAACATGTCATTGAATGTCAATATTATGCAAACAAAATGTCAGCAAGAAAGGAGGTTCTTGAACATAGGAAAAAGTCTCTTGAGGTTCTCACTGATTTGTACAAAGGAAATTACTTTGTCTCAACATCAAGAACAGACAACAATTACAAATGTGCTGTTTCAGAGGAAGGTAGTAATGCACAGCGAGAAGCTTTGCAAAACAGTGAACGGATAAGGAGGAAAAATGGTGATTAATGATATTTGGAAAATTATTATTGCCATAATAATTGTACCTTTCACTGTATATACTATTTTTAGAGTAGTTTCGGCAGCGGTGTTTAAATCATGGTTTGAATTAAAATCAGAGTATATGAAAGGAGAAAAGCTTTATGATAGACGCAAAGAAAAGAAGGGAAATGGCGAGGGAGGAGATGCAAAAACGTCAAGCTGAATCTTACGGAAGACGAGATGACAGCGGGAAATTTAAATCGATCTTCAAAGACAAGAATTCACTTAAATTATTTAAGTGTAGTGAAGGAGAACATGCAATTGACATCTTACCTTTCTTTGTTGGGAAGATGGATCCTTACACAAAAGAAGGGAGCATGAATTATTTGCTTGATATTCGTGTTCATAACAAAATCGGACCGAACGAAGATTCATATGTCTGTATGCAGACTTCGTTTAAAGCGGATGATCCTCGTCGGCAAGCTTGCCCGATCTGTGAATATCGTGCGGAGCTACTTGCTGAAGGAGAAGATGAAAAAGCAAAAGCTTTTTCGGCATCACGTAGAGCGATTTACAATGTGTGGTGTCATAACAGCACAAGAGAAGAAGACAAAGGGATTCAGATTTGGGACGTGTCTCACTTCTTGTTTGAGAAAGAATTGACTGAAAACTCTCGCTTGAAGAAGGGTGGAGGGTATGTTTACTTCTCTGACATCGAAGATGGACGTGTTGTTTCTTTCCGCAGAGTAGGGAATGGAGCTACAACAACGAAATATACAGCGTTTACGTTTGAGAAACGGGAAGAAGATCTTCCGGATGAGATTCTTGATCAGTGTAAAACTCTCGATGAGTTGATTTATTGGCCTTCGTATGAAGAAATTGCTGCTGTTTTGAAAGGAACTGTAAAGAGTTCAAGGAAAGAAGAGGACGAAGAGGACGAAACACCTTCTTGGAGAAAGAAGCGTGAAGAGCCTGAAGAAGAAGAAGCTCCTCCCCGTCGCAAAGCGAGAGAGGAAAAAGAGGAAGAAGACACTCCTCCCCCTCGTTGGTTAAAGAAAGAAGAAGCTGAAGAGGAAGCTCCTACCCGTCGCAAAGTAAAGGGTGAGGATGAAGAAAAACTTGTTCAGGAAAAGAGTTCTGCAAAGAAAGAAGATGTAACTGATGCAAATCAGTGTCCTTATAATCATGATTTCGGTATTGATCTTGATAATTACGATGATTGTGACGATTGTACAAGTCGCAAAGCATGTCGTACCGAAAAGAAAACACTTGCGATGAAAGAAGAGAAGGAAGAGGAAGTTGTTGAAGAAAAACCCCCAGTGCGTAGACGGAGGTAAGATATGGACAGGAAGAGATCAAGAGAAGTTGAACCTGTTGAGACAAAATCGGTTCCTGCAAAAAAGAGTCGAATATTAATCCCTACGGGATCAACTCTCTTGAACCTCGCCTTCTCGGATCAATATGATGGCGGGATTCAACCAGGGACAATGGTAAATATTGTAGGTGATAGCCACGCAGGGAAGAGTCTGCTTGCCTGGACGATTTTTACGGAAGCTGCACACAACAAAGCTTTTAAAGATTATCGCTTAATTTATGATGAGTCCGAAGCAGCTTTCTTTATGGACATTCAGTGTATGTTTGGGCTTAAAGAAGGAAGAGTTGAAACAGATATTCGATCATCTACAATTGAAGAGTTTTACGGAAATGTTTTGCGGGCAATTCGTCATGAAGATAAAAAGCCCTTTATTTACATTCTTGATTCATTTGATGGAATAGGATCGTCTGCTGATCAAGACCGTGCCACTGCTTATGAAAAGGGCAAAGAAGCAGGTGGTAGTTTCAAGATGGATAAACAAAAGCTTGCCAGTGAAATGTTCCGTATGATTGTTGATGAACTTCAAAATACACAATCCACGTTGATTGTCATTTCTCAAACAAGAGATGCTATCGGAGTGTTGTTTGGTGATAAGAAAACACGAAGCGGGGGGAACGCACTTCGGTTCTACAGCACTCATGAAGTTTGGTTGTCTATTGTTGGACATGAAAAATCAAAAGAACGTGAGATCGGTGCTGATATTCGTTTTCGAGTAAAGAAAAATAAGCTTACTGGAAAAAGACGTGAGGGTAAATTCTCTGTGTATTTTGATTATGGGATTGATGATCTTACAAGCTGTATTGATTTTCTCATTGATGAAAAAGTTTGGAGTAGTAATCGTGGGAAAGTAATTACTGGTTCTGAGAAATTTCCTGATGCTTCAGGAACTAAGTTCATTCAGTATATTGAAGAAAATAATCTTGAAAATGATCTTCGTCAGCTTGTTGGAGAGACATGGAATAGGATTGAAGATAGTATCCGTCTCGATAGAAAATCAAAATACGCTGAGGATGATAAATGAATACGTGTATTGTCATTGATTCACATTCAATCTGTCACCGAGTCCGTTATACACTTGGTGACACTTTAACATGGGAAGAGAACTCTGTCGGAATTATCTATGGATTTCTCCGACAGATTCTTGTCATTGCAAAGAAAACGAATTGTAATAATTTTGCATTTTGTTGGGACTCACGACAAAGTGTACGTCGAGAGTTATACCCTCAATACAAACAAAATCGTCATAAAAACTTGACTGAAGACGAACAAAAGTTAATGGATTTACATTTTAAACAGTTCACTGAATTAAGAAAGTATATTCTTCCTTCGATTGGATTCAAAAACATATTTATACAAGAAAAGTATGAAGCCGATGACATCATTGCTCGCATTGTAAGATCGCAAGGAAGGAGTTTTATAATTGTATCAACAGATAATGATTTATTTCAGTTGATTGACTGGAATGTGTTAATCATAACAAATACAAAAAAGCCTCTTTTTACAGAAGAAGATTTTAAAAAAGAATATGACATTTATCCTGGGATATGGCATATAGTAAAATCAATCGCAGGATGTCCAACTGATAACGTTGCTGGAATTGAAGGAGTTGGGATTAAAACTGCAATCAAATATTTAAATGGCAAATTGAATGAAGATTCCAATCAATATAAATTGATTCGAGAACAAATGAATCTCGTAAGATTTAATATGAAATTGATTCAATTGCCATATGAAGGAACCAATTATTTTTCTTTAAAAGATGATAAACTTTCATTGAGATCGTTCATTGAAATTTGTGATGAATATGGATTTAAATCATTTCTTTCAAGTGATTCAATTGCTGCTTGGAAGAAATACATCTTTAGGTAATTTATGATTAAAGAACTTCAAATTAAAAACTTTCAGGCTCATATCAATTCAACCCTTGAATTTTGTGATGGTGTAAATGTAATTACAGGTTCAAGTGACAGTGGAAAGTCGTCTGTGATTCGTGCAATTACCTGGGTAAAAGATAATCGTCCTTCAGGAGATTCTGTTCGAAATTGGGAGATGAAGGATAAAGATGCTTCGACAGTAAAAGTCTTGTTCTCTGAGAAAAATACTGTCACAAAAGTACGATTAAAGAGTAAATCAAGCTATGTTGTCAACGATGATTCATTTGAAGCGTTGCGTCAAGATGTTCCTTCAGAAGTAAGCAATACCTTCAACTTTAATGAGTGTAATTTTCAGACACAACATGATCCTTATTTTCTGCTGAAGGATTCTCCTGGTGAAGTCGCTCGCAAGATGAACGAGATCATCGGACTTGATATTATCGATGTGCTATTTAAACGCATTGATGAGCGTGTACGCGAGTCAAAACGAAAGATTAATGAATATCAATCAATGATTGCGAATCACAACGCTACATTGCTCTCATTGTGTCATGTAGATGACAAATACAAACAGCTTCGCAAATGTGAAAATATACTTGATGATTATTGTACTCTCAATAATGATATTATAAGTGTTGAACAACTTGTTAATCTTATAAATTCTGTAGATGAACAAATCCTTAATATAAAAGTTCCGTCATTAATAATTCCTTTAATTAATGAAGTGCAAACATTATGCACAACAAATAAAGACCTAACATCAAACCTATCGTTTTTACAAACACTTGTTACTTCACTTGAAAAAGTCCATGCTTCTATCACAGAATTAGAGAAGAATGTTGTTGATGAATCCACAATCAAACAACTTGAAACTCAAATTAAAGCAAATGATCTACGCAAGAAATCAATTACTGAATTAAATTATTTGGTTACAAATTTTAATACTCTTCTACTTGAAATAGATTCAGAACAAAATAAATTAAATATATTGATAGAAAAATATGAAGATTTACTGAAGAAAGCAAAAATATGTCCAATCTGTTTTTCACCAATTACTACTACAAAAATAAAAGAATTGCTTGAAGGATGTAAACAATGATTCTTGTCTGCCTTCCTGATTTACATATACGAGCGACAGCTCCTAAAAGTCGTACCGATAATTATAAAGAAGCAATCAAGAGAAAACTTTCTTTCATTTTTAAACATATGAATAATCATGATGATGTTGTGTATTTACAACCCGGTGATCTGACAGACGATCCTGATCTTTCGAATGCAACAATCATTGACATCATTCAATTATTTAGAACGGAAGATATTCACACTTGCTTTGGTAATCATGATTTAAAATATCGAAGAAAAGGAAACACTACGCTTGATGTTCTTATTGAAAGTAAACTTGTTCATTATGAACCTTATTTTGAATTACAAAAAGGAATTCATCTATACTCCTGCAATTATAATGAAGAGATTCCTAAAATAACAACAAAAGGATTTAACATTCTGCTTATTCATAAGATGATTGTTGATGAAATTATTTGGGATCAACAGACTGGTCATGAATTTTCCAAGAATTTTTTGAAAACAAATAAGTTTGATTTGATTGTGAGTGGGGATAACCATAAAACATTTATTGAACATAATAAAGACAGAGTGCTTGTGAATTGTGGTTCTCTTATGAGATCAACAACAAAGCAATTGAACCATAAACCGTGCTTCGTTATCTACGATACAGATACAAAGAAACATACAGTAGTTAATATTCCAATAAATGATCCAATAGATGTGTTCAATCTTGAAGAAATAGATAATGGTAATGAAATAAATGAAAGTATTGAATCCTTTGTAAATGGGCTTACTGAATGTGAAGAAGTCGGACTGAACTTTCTTGATAATTTACATCATGAACTTGTGATAAACAATATTGATAAGGACGTTAAATGTGTCATTGAAGAAATATTAAAGGAAGGAAATTATGAATGATATTCAACTTGAACTTAATAAACTAAAAGAAAAGATTGATGACAGCAAAACAAAACTTGCTCAATTGACTGGTCGTCGTGCTGAATTACTTCGTCAGTTGAAGGACAATTTCAATTTAAATTCACTTGATGATGCAACAATACAGCTTAACCAAGACAAGATTGAACTTACAGCCCTTGAAAAGAAATTGATTACCAAATTCAATGAATTGAAGGAACAGTATGATTGGTAAAATCAGAGATATTACAGATGATCTTTCTGATATGAAATCAAAGGTCAATGCTTTGAAAGCAAAACGAGATTTCATTCAAGATGAAGTTGCAAGAGTAACAAAAGACAAGGACGTTCTTGTTCATAAACAAGAGAGTTTGCTTAAAGCCCGTGCATTTGTACAAAAAGTTGCCGAAGACACTCAAAAGAGAATTGAATTTCAAATCAGTAATCTTGTATCAACTGCACTTGCAGCAGTGTTTCCTGATCCATATGAATTTAAACTTCGCTTTGTGTAGCGACGAAATAAAATGGAGTGCGATCTTGTTTTTGTGAAAAATGGATATGAGACTGATGACATTTTAAATAGTGGAGGGGGAGGTGTTACTGATGTTGTATCACTTGCCTTGAGAATTTCTTTATGGTCGTTAAAAAAATCAAGACCTACATTTATTCTGGATGAAGCGGGGAAATTTATTTCAAGAGAGTATCAAGAGAAAGTCTCCACTCTGTTGAAGGAACTTAGTGAAAAGTTACATATCCAATTCATTCTCGTATCCCATATTCCTGAAATTCAAGAGGCAGCCGATAAAGTTTTCATCTGTGAAAATATTAATGGTGTTGCTACAATAAGGAGTTTAATGTGAAAATATTATTAGTCGGTGAGTCACCTTTTGGAACCACTGGAAATTCAAGGATGTGCTTTGCTATTGCATCACAACTCAACTCAGAAAATTATGATGTAAGAATTTTTACAGCAACAAAACCAATTATAATACCTGATTACTATATTCCAACAAAACATATTATTATTGAAGGAATTGAAGATCCTTATGTTCCTTTATGTGGAAATCATTTATGTCAAATAATAGCATCAAATAAACCTGATATTGTTATATTTGTTGGTCTTGATTGTTGGGCATATCATAAAGTTTTTAATATATTAAAATCGATTCACAAAGAAAATAAATTCATATGGATTTCATTATTTCCTTATGATCTTATTCATTTTAGAAAAGATTGG